TCACAATCAGAGCTTGCTTTTCTGCTTCTGACAGCGAAACCTGCTCGCCATTATTTGCATCAAATACTACGATTTCACCAGCCGGTTTTTCGGCGATGACCAACCCGTCTTCGGTATCTAAATACCGCGTACCAAAAGTGTCTACATGAACAATCGGATCGCGGATCAATTCGCTTTGTGGCAAGTCCTGCGTCTTAACTTGCTCGTCAATTTTGCGTGCGGCCACATCTAACGACGCTTGACCAAACTGTTGCAATCCGCCAGACACAAACACGTTTGCGCCACCGCCAGCAATAGAACCGGCAGTTTCGGCCATGCCAGCATTAAACATGGCCTTTAAGTTTTCAACCGAAAACAAATCGCCCGTCTGTTCTCCCAGGTGGCGAGAGCCTACGATTTGCGCTAACTGCTGAAGGTTGCCCGCAACAAACTCTTCGGCAGCTTCTGTGGGCATGCCCTTTAGCGCAGTCACCGCGCCAGAAGCCACAATGTCCTTGGCCGCAGCACGGAACAAACTGTTTTTTACAGCGCGTGCCGCTGGACCTAAAACGGTATCGAGCACGCCAACGCCCATGCCTACCAACACATTGGTGCCGGCCGACTCTTGCATTTTTTTGATAATCAAATCGGCTTGTGCGTCCTCCGACAGCTTTGACCAGTTTGGCGTGTCTTTGGTTAACTGCTGAATGCGTTGCCCTATGGCTTCTTGCAAACCAAACGTTGCGCCAAGAGCTAATACGCCAGCGCCACCAGCCGTCAAGCCGGCCGCAAGGATGGGCGCAAACTGAACCAAGCCGCTACCCATGTTGTACGCAAGCCAACTGCCAAACTGTCGAGCCGTTTCAATGTCTGTAAAATTTTCAACAGATGACGGCGGCACATATGGGTTTAACTCTTCTGCTTCGCTGCCCGGACGATACTTAGCCAGCTCTTTATATGCCTCAAAGACCCGCAGCATATTGCTACGAACTTCTTTGTTCTCTTGCTCAATTGCCCCAACTTCTTCGTTGCGCAGGCGGCTTCTGGTTTCTTCGTCGCCTGTAATGTATTGATTTAACTTGAATCGCGTATAGTCACTAATGCCGGGCTGTTTAAGAACATCACCTTGTTGGCCTTGATCAATTTGGTCATAGCGCGATAGGTTCTCATTTGCCTGGGCAATTGCAACTGCGCTCGTTTGTAACGCAACCATGTTGGACGTAATGCCCAGCATGCCGTTACCCATGGCCATGCCGCGAGCAAATTGCGACGGGTCATCAACATCCACCGGACGACCCATGGAGTGATACCAATCATACAAATCACTAGACGCAACTTCGGCTACAGACTTGATTTGTTGGTCTTGCGCCTCTGGCCACATCTGTTTCAGTTCATCGTATAGCCTATCGGCATATTCTTTGCCCTCTGCGGACAGCGTTCCAACCTTTGTTCCATCCACGTCCTCGGCAGGCGTGGCAACCATAGGAACAAGCTGCTCGCGATTATTCAGAACCTCCGCCATATTGGCGGCAGGCCCGGCCGCTTTAGGCGCAAGAAGCTCGGCTGTCTCCTCAGAGAAGCCGGCCTTAATCAAATCTTGCTTTGCTTTCTCTTCTAGCTTTGGGCGATTTGATGTAACGACTTGCTCAACATTGCCTACTCCGCTGCCCGCCGCTTGTCCCGCCAGCACCTTGGCATCTTCTGTGCTAAACCCGGCGTCCATGAGCGCTTGCTGCGCCTCACTCACCGTCATATATCGTGGGTCAGCGTACTCTTTAACTTTTTGTACGGCACTCGTTATGTCTGTACTGTTTTTAACAAACGCTTCAATTTCTGCCGGCGTCAGCGTTACGCCTTCTTCCTTGGCTGCTTCTTGCAACGGTTTCGTAAACGCAAATGTTTTGAACTTGTTTGCGTCGTAATTGGTGTATGACGCGCCTACAAATGTTTTAGCGTCTGTATCGTTGATGGTTATGCCGTAGTCGCGGGCAAATATGTTTTTAACATCGGTCGATGACAACTGCCGGCCGGTATCCACGCCATACTTGACAACGTTGCCTTTCGGGTCTGCAAATTCCAAACTGTTTTGTGAAATTCCAGCCGCATTTGTAAATGCCGGCAAACCGTCTTGAAAAAACTTCCCGTCCTGCATTACAAGACCGTTGGACAATTGATACGACCCGTTGCCAAAATCTTTTACTACATCTATAGCCCCCGAGTTAACCGCATCAATTGTGGCGTCGCGTGCAGCAACTTCGGCAATAATTTTGTTGTAATTTTGCGCAGCGCGTTCAGCCGCATCTTTTGATGACGCGTAATTAGAATACTCCTTTTGATATTTTTCTGCTGCGTTTTTCAGCTGCTCAGCCAGATTCCCGTTTGCGGGCGTTTCAATGTTGCTTTGAATCGAAGTCAGCGCAGCAACATTGGCATTCATGTTTGCTTCGGCCGTCCTAAGACTGCCAATTACAGCCTGTGTTGACGCGGAATTTGCTAACTCTGAATGCTTTGTCGCATATTCGTTGGCGCTGTTTGCAAATCTGTTTGCCTCTTCTGCTAACGCTTGTGCCTGTGCTAGCGCACCTTCTCTGGTATATCCAGAAGCTACCATGGACGAATTGTTCGCTGCCCACTCATCCCAATTTTCATACCTGTATCTAACGTCTTCAAAGGTTGTTTTTCTGTCGTTAAACGCCCATTCGTACGTTTTTGCCATACCTTCGTAATACGTTAAATCTTGTTTGATTGGAACGTATTGCTGGTTATATACGTTTTTATACGTTTCTTCATTAACCTTAAGGTCTGCAATATTTTTGTTATATCTTGCTACCTCCGCATCGTACTGCGCCTTAAGCGTGGTATAGCTATCTTGAGCAGCTTCCGCAGCGGCGGTTTTTCCTGTGAAATCTTCGTATGCCTTGACCACTGAGTCATACAATGAAGAGGTGCCCATCTTCAGCGTTGCGTACGCTACATAGTTTCCAACCGCAGCGGCGGGATCGCCTTTTCCGCTAACAATTGTGCTAAGCGCAGTGTTTGCAGCACCTTTAATCAGGTTTAATGCAGTTGGGCTGAACCCCCAGTTTGGATCTTTGTTTAACGCATCGAAGAAGCTGTCAGTTGTTGAATACAATAGCCCTGACGTAAATCCGCTGGTCAAACCTTTAGATATGCTTTGACCAGATATGGCAGCGCTCACGCCTCCGATGAACGCACTGTTCAAGCTTGCCGTTGCCGCCCTAGATACCATAACCGCTGTATCCATGGGCAAGTCATATTTTTCAATGAGCCCAACTGTAAAATCAGAACCTATGTCTTTGGATGCCTGACCTATGACTTGGCCAATATTTGTGTTCTGCATGAACGTACTGGTGGCGTACGATATTGCTGCTGACTTCGCAATATCTTCCAGATTCCCGCCTTTGGCCGCTGTAATTGCAGCAGACGTTACATACGGTGGTATGCCGTTCATGGCGCCAACTACTTGAATAATAGCTGGCAGCGGATCTTTCAAAATATTTTCAACAGTTGTACCTATGGATTTGATTCCAGAAGTAATAATGCCAACAGCGCCTTCAAAAATATTGCCTACTTTGCCAAGCGCGGACTCGACAACGCGGATGGGATTAAGCTCGATCCCCAGCTCTTTTCGTAACTTGCCCATTATTTGTCTCGCCGCATGGCAATGGCTAGCAACTCTTGTTTGGCGTCAAATTCAACAGCCAAATCTGTGCGCTTATTTTTTTTCACGGCAAGCTGCACCGCCTTGGTAGCTGCTTCAGACGTGTGCGCAACCAACAATTGAAATCCCATCTTTCGCGCAGCGTCTACCATCTCCAAGATGTTGTCTATGTAGTTCTGCGCTGTATCACCGTTATAGCCCCGCACAAATCCTATGCCTTCCTTGAACGCAGCAATCGTAAATAGCGTATTGCCTGAGCGTAGGCGAATGAGTCCGGGGTCACTGTACTCTTGAATCATCAGCGAGTAATACATGCGCTCTGGGCTTATACCGACTTTTTGCGCGGCCTCTTTGCACGCTTTGGCGCCTTCTTTGTCTTCGTAGGCAGCCACAGCAAAAATGTCTTGCGGCTTCAGCATGGTTTTTTGAGAGTTGACGGGATGAACTTTCATACCAGAACCTCATCCTTAAACCAGTTCGGATGGAACTTTGGTGCGTAGATTGCCAACATTGGCACCAAGACTTTCTTCGTCATCCACCATCCCAGGTTCGCAGCGTCTGCCCAATTAGAAGGGCGTCGCCAGTCTGTGCCACGCCACACCATAGCAAAAATATGACTCAAAACATAGCGCTGATTGTGCAGCGCAATCTTGCGAAGCTCACGGTCTGAGTACCCCAGCTCCCGCCAAATATCAATCGCCAAATCTTTGTGGCCAATCTCTTCTTTGGCATGCCAATTGAACAATTGCCTATCTCGGCCGACATCGCCTTCAAACCGCTCAAGCAACATGCGGCCCATGCAAGCTGCAAAGTGCTCTATTGACACCATGGTTCCAAGCCACAGCTTTAAACCGGGGCGCTTATGAATGACACGCGCCTTGTCAAATTCCGCTTGCTCTAAGGCGCATAGTTGATGCCGTTTATTGTACGCAGCATGGGCATTCGCATGAGCGGTTTCTTCTTTAGCAAATGCCTGTATACGAACCGCCAACTCCGGGGATACCCTAGGACTGTGATGCAACGCCACCGCAACAAACGCTCGCTCCCAGGCCGGGAATAGTGCGCTGATGGCATGATGAAAGTTGGTCCACGGAGTCATGACTACATTATTGCGTCAAGTCGTAGAACGAAAGCGACCCAACAGCGTCGCCGGTTGTAGCCCCAGACACCACGCGTACCGCCAGCGTGTATATGTCGCTCACGCCAGCAATGCTAGCCCCTAACTGCAAGTCCCAGTTATAACCGGTAGGCTCGCTTGTATTGCCAACACCACCAGAACCTGATGCCGTAACGTAATCGGTTTGCACAATGTTGCCGCCTGTCATGGCTATCGCAGATACATCGTACTCAACATTGGAGTCTGTTGGCGCCGCCACCCAAGATGCGCTCGTCAGTGTTGGATTTTTGACCAACGCAATCTCATAGTTTTGGCTTGTGGTGGGTAGCATCTGAACACGATTTGGCAGCACTACCGCGCCCAGCCTGCCGGCAGCCAAACGAATCGACACCAACGGCAGGAACGTCGTGCTTATTGTGCCTAAGATTGTCGTTCGCCGCGCAACATGGTCAATCGACGTTTGCTCAAAGCCGCCCTCTGACACCACCGAGCAACAGATCGCTTTCATCGACGCAGCAACCGCCGCCGTACTGACAATCTCGTACCGCACAGGCAATATTGCAGTCGTCATGTACACGTTGGCAATGACGTTGGCGTTCTCAAACGTATGGCACACAATGTACTGACCATTGATGATGAAGCCGCATCGCACCGAGCCAACACCCAGCCACTCAAAATCCATCCACAATATTTGAGCTTTGCTGGGATCTAGGGTTAACCCTGACGGCCCTGTACCGTCCAACTTGTCGCCGTTCCAACTAGATTGGTTAACCGTCCGCGCATCTGACACTGAACCGGTTACATACGAACGTAGGACAAACGAATACGTGCCATCAATGCGCTGGAAGAAGACACCGTTTTGTGCGTTGTAGTAACCGACCCGCTGCGTCAAATTTAGGTTTTGGCTTCCATCCATCACAAATGTTGCCAACACCAACAGCCCCTTGCCGGGCTGATACGGGAACGAACGATAGCTCTGCCGCACTACCGACCCAGCGCCGGCGCCCGTAACTTCCATCTTGACCGCTGCTTCGTTGGGCAAGTATGTAGTAACCCCCGTCCCCGTAACAGCCACGTCAAATTGGTTGTCAGCGGCATATCGGTTTTGGCTATCGAAGAGCGTATATGGCTGACTAACACGCTGCCGGCCAAACGCATCCAGTGCGGTCGGCGGGAAGGAAATCGGAATAGACGTGTCAATTGCCATGAGCTGGCTCAGAATGTTGTTTAGTCGGTTGAAGTACAGACGCAGAACATTATTGAACTGATCCTGATACGCCTGGGAATAAATCGGGGTGGCTTGCGGCAGGGCGGGCGGAGCTATCTTTTGCAGCTCATAGTCTGTCGTGACAATCAGCGTCATGCTCGCTTCCCGTCAGGCTGCATGTCAAGCCTCATCGAACCAAGCTGCCATGCTACGCCAACATCCGACGACTCAAACTTCACAATAACCTGTCGCCCGCGTACACGAATATAGACCTGACCAGTGAACTGCTCAATCGGAACTGTAGCGCTGCGCACCACGCCAGCGTTACTTGACCCGCCAACCGAACGCGGATTGTTATAGCCCGAACCGGAGTTCTGCATGGGAATCAGCGACAGCTCCCCAGATGGGTTATTCGCCGTCGATCCACGGAACGTAATATCTGGCAGAACCCGCCGAATGAACATGAACTTGTCACCGTCATCCAAGTCAAATTCAGCCGACTCAATCGTTGCAACAATCGGCAAAGTCACGTCCGTTTGATTGTCATCAACACCGTACTCATGCTCGACAAGATTGTTGCTATACGTCGCGGCCAACGGGTACGCTCTCAACCCAGAATCAATCCACGCGGTGCGACCCAAAGACCCGTAATACCAAATGTCTTCTAAATAGTTGTACACCACGTACCGGTCTACAACAGTGGAATTTGCAGAGCAATAGAACCACCAGACTTCGTTAAAGCCTTCGTTGGTCCCCGAGCATACCTGACCCAACTGCAACAAATTAATGTCGCCAAACACATGCTGCCGAAGGTCGCATCGCAATGTTTGAACCCGACCGTCATACCGGTAGAACTTGTCTACGCCCATCCAAAATGCAACGCCATTGGAAAAAGCTACTGCATTCTGACCGGCGATAGAAATATTGTCGCCTAGAAGCTGAGCGCCCCACACTTCGGGAGCGCCCAAATATTGCAGTGAATAGACCGCCGCATCCGTCCATACCACAATCTCTTGCCGTGATTGGATGGCTGTAATGATCTCTGATCCGCGAGACAACGGAAGACTTCCAGCCTGCGTAGTAGCCGACGGCTCCCAATTGATGGCGTTTTCTTGGTCAGACCACCTAATCAACATTGGATCTTGCGTTGTCAGACCATAGTCGTTGCAGCCAAACGCAAAGACAAATCTGTAGATGTCAGAGATTAGAATGAAGTTCTGAACCGTCGGGACATCAACAGAACCAAGAATTCCATCCAGCGCAACCGCTCGCACATTCGTACCAAGACTTGTGTCCCAGTAGTACATGCCTCCGCCGCGCGGCCCAAAGATTAGGTCTTCGCCAAAGTTGCCTTCGCTCCATACGCGCAACGGCAACACAACGTTAGCGCCACCGCCCCACGGGCCTGAACCCCAGCTACCCAAACCCCAAGACGCTGACGGCCCTGGGCTAGGCACGGTTGCAATCGCGCTCCCAGTGTTAATTTGATAAGCGGCTACTACCGTCGCTCCACCATTCCCGGTATCTGAAGCGTTGGACGTAACCGGCAAACCTGTGGTCGGGTCTTTGGCAATAATGGTGTATGTATCTTGGTCAATGACTTGTGCTACTTGGTATTCCTGCTCAAGCACAGCCTGCGTAATGTTGCCACCCAGGCCGCCCACGGCAACGCCGCTATACGTCACAAAGTCATTGATCAATGCGCCATGCGCAACGTCCGTGACGGTAATGGTTGAGCTATACGGAGAAACCGTTACCGCAGAAAACGTGACCGCGCCAGCCGGGGTCGTCGACCTGATGGGCGTGATGTCATAGTATTGCGTACCCAGCGTTACGTAAAACTTAAGGTTGGTGCCAACCGCTGTCCACACATTGGAATCCAGCGACGCCCAAGAAAACAACGCCCGGCAGATCCCAAGATACCCATACTGAGACAATCGCGTCCACCCGCCAATCTTTTCTGGCGTGCCCTGACGAAACCGTACCTTATCGCTGGTATACCAACCTTGCTCCATGGTATACCGCGTGTTCTCCCGGTTGACTCCGGGCTTCAAAACAAGTTTTTTAAGCACTTGTTTATCCTATGAGCCAGTTTGCCCCGTCTGAGTAAACAGGCACTTTATTAGACCCGCCCCCCGCAACTACAGATGCAAATGTTACGGCGTTCGCATCTGTAACAAAAGCCCGCGCTCCTACTCCCGCCGTTACAGCCGACGGCAGTCCGCCGACAGTCGAAACGCCGACATTCAACCATTTCAAACCGCCGGTGTAGCCCAAGCCGGGAATACGCAGGGCGTCATGCGACGCATTGCCTAACGTAATTTCGTTTGAAACTGATGGGGATGACGCCGTAGCCAAAAACCCAACAAGAATATTGTTGCTACCTGTTGAAAACGCGCCCGCTGAGTTTCCGATTGCCACGTTTTGCGAACCGCTAACAACACTAGATAACGCACCAATGCCTATTGCAATATTGTCACCGCCATTTTCAACCGTGAGCAAAGCGCCGTTGCCAATAGCTGTATTAAATGAACCAGTGTTATTTGCGGGCGTTGACCCGCCGCTCAG